CATTTAATACAACACCCCAAGTATTTGGATTATCTCCATCTCCTTGCTTTACTAGTCTTAGTCTACTTGTATATGTTGATGCCATTTAATTCTCCTATTATTTTATTTTGCCACATTCACATAACTTCCCAAAAAGTCTTGTTTTAATTTGTCTATAAATTTTTCTTATTTTAACGTAAATACGTTTTAACATCATAATCATCACTCCACCTGTTAACTTTTGCTACTTCTGTTACATTACCATCACTATCTCTAGTATCTTCATATAGTGCTTTAAATGCTGCCATATCACTTGCACTATCTATAGCTGCTTCAATAGTAGCACAGTCTGCTTTAATGTTTCCTACATACGTTCCAACTGAATTAGGTATAGTTTTACTACTATCATAGATAGACCTCTCTACAAGCCAATTAAATTGTTTTATATAATTATTAGATTGTTGTTTAGCTTTTTGTTTAGCTATAGATTTTAAACCTAATGAAACTATTTGATTACCTTTATAATCTAATATAGCATTTCCATCTTCATCTACATTATTTACATCTACTAAAGACTTAGCTGTTATTGTATAAGATGTTGTTATCTTTTTATCAGAAGCACTAAAACTATATATAGCTTGTGAAGTATATTCAAATCTATCATCTCCTTTTATACCATTATCTTCTACAGGATATATTCCTATAGCAGCTTTTTCATCATCTGTATATTTAGTAAACATATTAGATGGATAACGTACCTCACCTATAATCAAAGATTTTGGTCTTTGATATATTTGTTGTATTTTATTATCCTTTACTAAAGCCCACATATTTTAATCTCCTAAAAAGTATTGTTATATTTAAATGGTACGTCACTCCATGCCATATAGATGTAAGTTTCAGATGCATTTATTTTTGCATCATTACCTCTTAGCTTAAAACCTTGAGAAGCTACGTCTAAATTTAAAGCTGCTGTGTCAGTATCTCCACCAATATCATTCCAAGCTAAAGTTTTTTCTCCTAATGGATTAAATGTTTCTCTAGCTGTATCTACCACTATCCAATTTTGAGTAGAATCAATAGATTTAATTGCGAGTAATCTAGGTTTAAATCCTAAATATACAAAAGGTCCATTTGTATCTCCATTTCCTTCATAGCTTCCAAATTTTTGCATACCTTCTAAATCTGCCCAAACATAGGCTACATATGTCTCACCATCTGCATTTACAGAATGGTTTGTACCTATTGTTAATAAGCTTGATGTTGGTGCAGTATCATTCCAATAAGTTGCATCATCAGCAGTTGCAGCAGTAGTATCTAATTTAAGATAATTAGTTTCTGGAGCATCAGTATTTCCATCATGATATACTGCCCATGAATCTGTTTGTTCACGATTTTTAATAAGCATGAATGATGGTGCAGCACCTAGTCCATGAGCAATAGTTCCTGCTCCACCTGTTCCTGTATAAGTAATTATACTAAATTTAGATTTTGTATTTGCTTGTACAACTGCACCTGGATTGTTACCACTTTCAGTTATTGTTGCTGTAGCTGTTCCTCCATTAGCTTTCCATGCCCATGCTACGTAATTAGTACCATTATCATTAGGTCCACTACCACTTGTTCCTAAAACAAAACCATCATCATTAAATGCAGTATATACATTTGCAAGTGTTGATTCTGCATTAGTATCATTAGACCTTACAAACTTTGTAAGACCTCTAGTAGAATCACATAAAAAATGTAATTGACTAGCACGACTCTTAGCCCATAATAAATCTGGTTTAAAATTTAAGCCAGATATTGTTTGTCCTGTAGTAGAATTACCAGTATAAGTAACCACACCAAATTGTTTACTAGGATAATCGTCATCAGTCTGTGCAGGGTCTATGTCTTCTGATATGGGTAAGTTAGAACTTGAAAGAGCAAGAAATCCTGAAGGTGGTGCATATCTAAAATCACCAAAACCATTATCATCTGCATTACCACCTGCAGTTAACCTACCTGAAAAAGTACTATCTTGTCCTGCATTAATTGTAGCTACAGTTCCAGAACCTGCTCCTGAAAACCAACAAGCAGGTATCCATTGATAACCTTGCCATGTAGATTCTATTGACCAACCAGTAACTTGTGTAATGTCAGTATCACTAGTTGTATTTGCTCCTGCTGCTAAATCATACCATGTATTATTAACACCAAAATACATTTTATAATCATCTAAATCTAAAGCATATTGTAATGTTGAAGCAGAACCTACTCTTAAACCTAAATTAAACGCACCAGAATAAGTACCATTAACATTGTTAATAGAAGATAAGTAACCACCACCAAATGCACCAGTACCTCCACCTCTATAATTCATTAAATGAGAACCCCAAGTAAATCTATCTGGAGCACCTAGACCACCACCAGGTTGTTGTTTTGTGTAAGCATATTCTACATTCTTTTTTAAAGACTGCCATCCTGCTAATAAATGTCCATCATTAAAATCAGCACTAGCAGAATAGTAAATTTCCCAATACCATTTACCACTTGAAACTCCTAATGTACCTGTTGTAGCTATACCATTATGTGTTTGTGTTGCTGTAGTATTACCATTACTAAGTGTTATACCACTATCTCCATCATTTTTAATACCTAGTAAAGGTGTCCATGTACAAAAATTTCCATTACTTGCCATATCTATTTAACTCCCAAATGTTGGACTATCAAGAACTTGATGGTCTGTACCCATATTATTTGCTGTAAAATCATTATTGTTTCCTGAACTATCATTACCAAGGTCACTTGCATTTTCAAATTTTAAATAGTAATCATTACTACCAAATGTTACATTAGGCTCTATTGGTATCCACACACCATTTTTAAATTCACCAAAATCTGTATTATCTAAATCTTGATTATATACTCCTACTACTTCTGCCATGTATCCATCAAAAAATCTTGTATCACCTGTACCACTCATATTTCCTATAGTTGAAGTAGTATGCCAAGGTATAAAAAAACTACCACTACCAGATACAGTTACACTTCTTTCTACTCCATTTACATAAGCAGCAGCAGTATTAACTGATTTTTGATTATAGACTAAATTTGTCCAACCTCCTGCATCACGATAAAGTCCATCTACTGTATTAGTGTATTTACTATCATTAATAAGAGCATCAGCATCACTAAAATAAAGTTGTGCGTTACCATCTGTTCTTCCTATTAAAGTAGAAAAAGCATAACCTGTTTGTGCTCTTTTAAACCATAAAGATACTGTCCATTTAGCAGCAGTTAAAGTTCCAAAATCTTGTGTTAAATAACTTTGAGAAGCTCTATCAAATCTAGCTGACTGTGCAATCTGATGAGAATAAAAACCACCACCACCTGCACTTGCTGCTGCTGCAGCTCCTGCTAATAAATTATTTTGAAATATTCCCATTATGCGTATGCCTGTGAAATTACCATCTGTATATCTCCACCTACTCCATCACTAGATGCTGATACTATAATATAATCTAATCTATCTACTGCTCCATCACCTGTTGATAAGGTTGGGTCTGTGCCACCAATAAATTTAAAATCTGCGTTATATGCCATTGTACCACTTCCTCCACTCTGTGTCAAGAAAATACTTCCTGTTTGTCCAGACCTACATCCTACAGGTTTAGCTAATGTGTGTGCTGCTGTAACTGTTGTTCTAAAGTTTTGTGCGTTACCAAAGTTTAANGATACTGANGTTACACCATTAATAGCTGTAGCACAAACAACTGCTGCTGCACTNTTTGTTAATTGTAATTGTCCTTCTAATGAAGTATTACCTGATACTCTTACTGTGCCTAAGAAACCTGAAGCTCCTGTAATAGTTGTTGCACCTGTAACTTTAAGTGTACCTACTAACTGAGAGTTACCTGAAACACATACATCACCATTAAGTTCTGCTTTACCTCCAACAACTAATGCACCTTCTAAACTTGTTGCACCACTAACTCTTACTGTTCCTAAGAAACCTGAGTTACCAGTTATTGTAGCTGTGCCTGTTATATGAGCTGTACCTTCTAATGAAGTTGCTCCTGATACTCTTACTGTACCTAAGAACCCTGAGTTACCTGTTATAGTTGTAGCACCTGTAATCTTAGCTGTACCTCCTATTGATGTATTACCTGCAATATCTAATGTACTTCCTAATGATGTAGCACCACTAACTCTTACTGTTCCTAAAAAACCTGAATTACCTGTTATAGTAGCTGTACCTGTTATATGTGCTGTGCCTTCTAAACTTGTAGCACCACTAACTCGTACTGTACCTAAGAACCCTGAGTTACCTGTTATAGTTGTAGCACCTGTAACTTTAAGTGTTCCTACTAATTGTGAGTTTCCACTTACACATACATCTCCATCAAACTCTGCTTTTCCTGCAACTACAAGTGTACTACCTATAGATACTGTACTTTTTAAATGAGTAGCTCCTGAAACACTAAGTGTTCCTCCAACAATAGCATTAGATACTGATATATTTCCTGATATAGCTCCTGAAGGTACATTAGTTAAATTAGCTCCATCACCATGAAAAGCTGAAGCACATACTCTTGCATTAGTTGCTTGTACATTAGCTCCTGTTATTGTTACTGTTCCTCCTAAAGAAGTGTTACCTACTACATCTAATGTTCCACCTACTCCTAGATTTGCTGTCATTGTAGTATTACCTACAATAGTTGCTGTACCACCTACAAATAAATTACCACCTACTGTAGCATTACTAACTGAAATGTTTCCACCTATAGACATAGTAACACCAGTTAAGTTTGAACCATCACCATAAAAAGCTGAAGCACATACTTTAGCATTTGCAGCTTGTACGTTAGCTCCACCTATTGTTACTGTTCCACCTATAGAAGTATTACCTGTTACTGTAAGAGTAGATGCTAAATTAACAGCTCCTCCAACACTTAATGCACCACCTATAGAAGTTGCACCTGATACTCTAACAGTACCTAAAAAACCTGTTGCACCACTTACTGTAGCTGTACCTAATATATTTAGATTACCACCTATAGAAACTCCTGCTGCTACACTTAATGAACTTTGTAAGTGCGTAGCTCCTACTACTGTAGTAGTTCCACCAACATAAAGATTACTACCTATTGTTGCATTACTTACAGATATATTACCACCAATAGACATTGTAATACCTGTAAGATTAGAACCATCACCATAAAATGCAGATGCACTAACTTTATTTGCTACTGCTAAACCACCTGCTATAGAAGCGTCACCTAATACTCCAAAGGTTTGTCCTACAAATAAAGTACCATCTACTTGAGCAGCACTTGTAGCTAATTTTAAAGCTGTNTTAGTTCCATCTCCTGTTTGTACGTTTGTTAATGTACCTGATATACCTTCATTACCAGAACTACTAACTTGTATTAATTTTTTATATGTNGCATTAATTAAACTGTTTGTTAAATCACTCATACTTTACCCCACGTTCTAGTATTTGGTTCTGGAATATCATTCCATGTAATATTAGCTGCTTCCCAAGTTATATTTCTACCATATACATCAGGTCTTGCATTAGGAACTATTGTATCATCTCTTACATCAGCAGATTTATTTTGTGGATGATTTTTTAAATCATAATTACCTTCAAAACATTGAGGACATATTAACATATCATAACTATTTAAACGCATTACTTTTTTATCATAAACAAAAGAACATGTATCACACATTGCTTTTGCTTTTCTAGCTGTCTTAGACATTAAACATATCCTAGTTTAGGTTTAAAATAAATACTTGCTCTTTCCTTATCTTCTTCCATTGCTCTTTTAAATGTTTCTTCATAACTTAATTTTAACATAGCTATTCTTGCATCAGGTACACCTGGTCTTTTTTGTGCTAATTGATGTGCAAGTCCATATGTTAAACAAGGTAAAAATCTTTTTGGTATATCTGCATTTTGTTCTGCAGATTTATTTACATCTTGTAAT